CCAGTATCTTTCACAGGCACAGTAACAGTTAACGGGACATTGACGGTAGTATAATGGGAACTTTATTTGTAGATAATATTAAACATCAATCTTCACAAGGTAGTGGTACAATTACTATTGGTGCGAGTGGAGAAACCATCAAAGCTGCGAGTGGTGCAACTAATAATATAGGTATAGGGATGGTAGACCAATTTAGATTAACTGCGGTTAAAACAGATAGCACTGACATTACAGCAAATCTTGAAAGAGTGGATACAAGTGGTTTTGGAAGAATTGGAACAGGAATGACAGAAAGTTCTGGTATATTTAGTTTTCCATTAACAGGAATTTATTTAGTAAATACTCAAACTTATTGGAAAGGTAATTCAGGTGGTGCTACTTATGCTGGTGTATATACTTCATTTACTCAAAACGATTCATCTTATGTAATTCAAGGTAATACTTATTGTAGCTTTCAAGCAAATAACTATTATCAAAACACTTTTGTATCTGTATTAGTAGATGTAACAGATACATCCTTATGCAAAGTAAAGTTTACTAGAGATGCCTCTGTTGCAAATGCTGAATTAAGAGGAAGCACTACACAAACTTTAACAGGATTTACTTTTTTAAGACTTGGAGACACATAATGGAAAATGAAGAAATATTACAAACTGCATTACATACTTTTAATGGTGGCAACTGGTACGGATGGAAAACACATGACGACAACGGAAATAAAATTCCTAACGACCAACGTATGCAATATAAATATATTAAGATTATTAAAAATGGTGCAACGATGCCAACTGAGGAAGAAGTAAATGCAAAGATACAAGAATTAAAAGATGCAGAAACACAAAAAGAAACAGACGCATCAACAGGAAAACAAAAACTAAAAGACTTAGGTTTAAATGACGCTGAAATAAAAGCGTTGATAGGAGTATAATGGGAACAATTAAAGCAACAAATATAGAACCAATCGCGGACAACGGCACAGTAACCCTGGGTGGTTCTGGAGATACGATTACAGTACCAACAGGTGTTACAGTTGGTGGTTTGATGTCCAACACACCAGCGTTTGAAGCACATTTAAATTCAGATCAAACTTTTTCTGATGCAGCTACTGTAAAAGTAACTTTTGATAATGAAACTTTTGATACTGATAATTGTTATGACAATTCTACTAACTACAGATTTACTCCGACAGTTGCTGGAAAATATTTTGTTTACACAGAATTATCACTAGACGGATCTGGTGGTGGAGATAATTTAAGTGATCTTAGACCTTATTTTTATAAAAATGGCTCTAGTGTAAAAAGTCAACTTAATAATTTTGGAACCCACTATATAAATAATTATCCATTACAGATACGTCAAGTTATAGATATGAATGGAACATCAGATTATTTAGAGGTGTATGTTTATGCTAATGTAACAAGTGGATCACCTTTTTTACAACATGAAGATCAAAAGTGTATTTTTGGTGCATATAGATTAATAGGAGTATAATGGCAGGAATAATTAAAGTAAATCAGTATCAAGACTTCAATGGTAACACACTATTTACCAGTGATGGTAATGGTAATCTTACTACGCAGAAGACTAACTATCCAGCTTTTAGAGCTACACTATCATCTGCCACATCAATGAGTAATGGTTCGACAGTAAAATTAGATTTTGGCACAGAAGATTTTGATACTAATAATGCATACGACACAACTAATAAAAGATTTACAGTGCCTACAGGATACGCTGGAAAATATTTTTTTAAAGCACAATATGCTCTTACTTTAGGTGATAGAGAATACGCTACGATAAGATTTTTTAAAAATGGGTCTAATGTTGAATTTACCGAAAATTTACAAAGCATAAGTTCTTCTGGAAATTTAACAACCTACATGGCGAATTCTACAATAATGGATTTAGCAGTTGGAGATTATGTAGAAATTTATGGTAGACAGGATAGTGGTGGAACACTAACAGCAAATACTGCAAGATCAGAATTTTGTGGAATGAGAATAGGAAGTTAATTATGGCATTAAGTAAAATAGACCTAGCAAATCAAGTAGAAAATACTTTAGGAGTAGCACAAGGTGGTACGGGTTCAACATTAGGTACTGATGTATTACTTTCAACAACAACTATAACTTCAGCAGTTTCAAGTATAAGTTTTGATAGTTCTTTTATAACTTCTGATTATGATATTTACAAAATTATTTATGGAGATTTACAGAATAGTGACGGTGGTGGTCATCAAATTAGATTTTCACCTGATAATGGCACAACAATAAGGTCAACTGGTTATCATAATGTTAGATGGAGAATGTATACCTCTAATGCTGGTTCTAGTTTTACTGAGGATAAAAATTATTATTCTACAAGTGTTTTTTATGATTCACAAGCGTCTACAGATAAAGCCTTTTTTGAACATATTTTTTATAATTTATTAGATAGTGATGTAAAAAGTACTTGTAATACTAGAGGAGGTTTTGGAAATACTGCTGCATATCACACTAATGGTATTCATGCAGGTAGATATAATACTGCTGAAGCACATAATTACATAGAAATAAGTGGTGCTACAGGTAATATCACATCTGGTAAAATTAGTTTAATAGGAGTTATTCAGTAATGAAAAAAATGGTTAATGGAATTACATTGGATATGACCGCAGACGAAATAGCTGCAAGAAACGCAGACATTAACACATGGAACAATGGTGCATTTGATAGAGCTATGCAAGATTTAAGAACTGAAAGAAACTCTAAATTAGCAGAAACAGATTTTTATGCATTGTCTGATGTAACTATGTCACCAGAAATGGAGACATACAGACAAGAATTAAGAGATATAACTAATGGACTTACAACAGTTGAAGAAGTGAACGCTGTTGTATTTCCGACAAAACCGTAATATAAAGAATAAGGAGGACAAACTATGGCATCACTATCAAGCAAAGTCAAAACATATTTGGCTAATAACGGAGTTAACGAAGTTGACTTCATGGTAGACGTTTTGCTTCAGGATGATTCGAACGGAAAGGGCCCATACATCAAAAGCTGGAATGTTTCTGGTGTAGCTCAACCAACTGAAGAGCAACTGAACGCTGTAGATTCTGCTGCTGATCTCGAAGAGAGACAGAATGCAGTAAGAGCTACAAGACGAAACGCCTATGGGGATATCGGTAGCCAGCTCGACATGCAATACCACGATTCAGTGGATGGTACTTCTACATGGAAGGACCACGTTGCAAAGGTCAAGACTGACAATCCAATCCCAACTGAATAAGGAGGTAATACAAATTGGCTTACGTAGGAAAGGCCCCAAGTACGGGTCGATACAGTATATTAGATGATATCAGTAGTTCATTTACTGGTTCAACCGCGGGTCCGTTTAACTTAACGGTCAACGGGACTGCTATATCTCCAGGTAACGAAGCTAATTGTATTATATCTATTTCAGGAGTTGTCCAAGATCCAAGTGCATTTACAATCACAGGTTCTCAAATAACTTTCAGTTCAAATCCTGCATCATCAGATACTTTTTTTGGAACTGTGTTAGGTGATGTATTTGATATTGGAACTCCAACAGATTCAACAGTGAGTGCATCAAGTTTATCTTCAACATTTTTTTTAAAGAACAGTCAAACGTTTACAAGTATATCTATGGCAGGTACAACTAACGGAGCAGTTGTTGGCCCTGTTACAGTTTCAGGTACAGTGACTATACCATCAGGGAGTACATTCGTAATTTTATAATGAGTAAACTAGAGACAAATACAATCGATACAGTATCAGGAACAACGAATTTAGTTATTGGTTCTACTAATACGTCTACAGTTACTTTACCAAGTGGTGAGGTTACTGGACATATGTATCCAGCTTTTGAAGCATATTTAAACACTGAAGAAACAGTAAGTAGTAATAATACTTATGAAGTTATTCCATTTAATATTGAAGTTATAGATACAGATAATGCTTATAGTACAAGCACATATAGATTTACAGTTCCAACAGGAAAAGCTGGAAAATATTTTATAGCAGTAGGAGTAAGATGTAAAGCTTCCGCTAATACAAGATTAATTAATTCATATGGAGCTATTTATTTAAACGGATCAAGATATAGAGAAAGTCAAAATAATAGTAACGCAAATTATACAAGAACAGCTCAACAAAATACTCAAGCAATTATGGATTTATCTGTAGGCGATTATGTTCAAGGGTATGTAGCAATTAATGAAACAAATACTACAGCAAATTATGGTGATGCAAATAATAAATCAACTTATTTTTTAGGATATAGGATAGGAGCATAATGGCAAACGGAACATTAAAAGTATCGAATATACAAACTAGCTCTGGATCAGGAACTATTACACTTGGTCAATCTGGGGAGACTATTACATCTTCTGCTGTAATGGGAAGTGGAATGGGTAAAGTTTTACAACTGGTATCTACCACAGATTCTTCAGAAAGAACTACAACATCTACATCTTTTGTAACTGGTTCAAATACTCTTTCAGTAAATATAACTCCAGCTTCAACATCTAATAAAGTTTTTGTATGTGTAAGTTTAGGTGCTGGTAACAATACTTCTGGTCATCACACTTACACAACAATTTATAGAGATTCTAGTAATTTGGGATCTACTCAAGGTTTTCTTACAAATTATCAAGGGGGAACTGGAGAGCATTATGGTGGTGCTTCAATGAGTATAACAGATTCTCCTAACACTACTTCACAGGTAACGTATCAGGTTTATTTTAAAGTATCTGGTGGAACAGGAAAAATTAATTCTTCATCAGGAACAGGCACTATTACTGCTATGGAAATACAAGGTTAAAATTATGACAAGTATATTAAAAGTAGACCAGCTTCAGGATTCAGGGGGAAATAACCTAGTCACATCGAATGGTAGTGGTGTAATTACTGCTGCAGGGTTTGGTAAAGTAGGGCAAGTTCTTCAAACAGTTAAAACAGATACATTTACATCTACATCAACATCATTTACTGATATAACTGGTTTAAGTGTTTCAATAACTCCATCATCTACTTCTAGTAAAATTCTAGTAATGGCTCATGTAATGGGTCATGGTCAAAATGCTGCGAATCATGGATTATTTAGACTTTTAAGAGACTCTACAGTTGTATATGCTGGAGATACTGCTGGTAGTAGAGCATCTGGTTTTGGAGATAGTATTACTTCTGATGTTAATTCTCAACAAGCAAATGTTGCTATTTACTTAGATTCACCTTCTAGTACATCATCAATTACTTACAAAATACAAGGAGCAACAGAAACTGGAACTTTTTATGTTAATAGATCACCAAACGATAGTGATAGTTTTGCAAGAGGTAGAACAGCATCATCAATATTAGTACAGGAGATTTTACCATAAAATTAAGGAGGAAAATATGATAGACATAACACAAGCAATACTAGGTCTTGACGCAGACGCTCAATTCGTAGTTACTGGTTCGCCATCAAACGAAGCTGAGTATCAAGCACAAGTAAAGTATGTATCAGGAGCTGACGAAAATGGCACTGCTATATTTTCCGACACTCAACCATGGACATGGGCACAAGTGTCTGCTAAACAAGCAGAACTGCAAGCAGACTACGATGCTAAACAGTATCAAAGAGATAGAGCTGCAGAATACCCAGAACTCAAGGAACAGCTAGATAAGTTGTACCACGATATAAATAATGGTACACTAACTACGAGTGGCGGATTCTTTACGGCTTTAGATGCAGTTAAGACTAAATATCCAAAGGAGTAATATAAGTGGCAATAACTAGAATAGGTAACCCAGCAATCGCAGATGTCAGAGGCGTTAATTTTAGGAATATAATAATTAACGGTGACATGAGTGTATCGCAACGTGGAACCTCAACAGCTAGTATAACTGCATCTGGTTATCATTCGATTGATAGATTTCAAACGTCTGCATCTTCTATTGGAACATGGACACAATCACAATCTACTGATGTACCAACTGGTCAAGGATTTGCAAAGTCTTTAAAAATGGATTGCACAACTGCTGATGCTTCACCAGCCGCAAGTGATAATTTAATAATAATTCAAAAATTTGAAGGACAGAATTTACAATATTTAAAAAAAGGAACATCTTCTGCAAAACAATTAACTCTTTCGTTTTGGGTTAAATCTAACAAAACAGGAACTTATATAGCTGGATTACATGATAGGGATAATTCAAGAATAGTAAGTAAATCGTATACAATCTCATCTGCTGACACTTGGGAAAAGAAAACAATTACATTTCCAGCAGACACTACAGGTGCACTTGATAATGATAACGCTGGAAGTTTAGACATACAAATGTGGTTAGCCGCAGGAAGTGATTTTAGTGGTGGTACTTTAGCAACAACTTGGCAAAGTCAAACAAACGCAAACAGAGCTGTAGGTCAAGTAAATTTAGCTGACAGTACAAGTAATGAATGGTACATAACTGGAGTTCAGTTAGAGGCAGGCCAAGTTGCAAGCGACTTTGAGTTCTTGCCTTTTGATATAAACAGAGAAAGATGTTTAAGATATTTTTATAGGTCAAGAAATGAATCAAATGGAACTGTTTGGTTTGGTTCAATGACAAATGCGGCTCTTGGATGCACACATCAATTTCCAGTTATAATGAGAGCAACTCCAACTATGGGATATGGATGGACTACTGCGTATAGTGGAAATACCTTTGTAGACGTAGTTGGTGGAGGTACATCAACTTGGACACTAACACAAAATCAAGTTGGTAGAGAGTGTGTAAAAAATATTTATGATAGTGGAAAGACTGGAATTACAGTTGGCAGACAGTATGGAACACACATGGAGGCAGACGCAGAACTATGAGTTATAAATGGCAATTAGGTAAAATAGGTTTGATTGATTTAACTACTGGAAAAACAATACCAAAAGACGAAGATAACAGACATTATCAAGAGTGGAAAATTTGGGATGCACAACCTGAAAATACTACTCAAGAGCCAGATGATGATCCAAATAATTTTGGAGGCGGTGAGTAATGAAAGGCAATAACATTATCGATCCAGGAGCGTAATAGATGCTCGGTCATAGTTCTATATCCGCTACACCAATAGCAACATCGTTATTTAATCCTAACGTTACTGTTAACGTAACAGGTAATGCACTAACTCTTGCAGTTGGTAGTTCATCTGCGTTAGCAGGAGCTTTTGTAACACCATCTGGTAATCCATTAACACTTGGCTTTGGATCATTAACTATTAGTGGTGCAGCTAATGTTACCCCTACAGGAAGCCCATTAACATTAGGAGTAGGAACAGTTACAGTTACTGCTGCAGCCAACGTTAATGTTACAGGAAACCAATTGACCATTGGCACAGGAAGTGTTACAGTAACAGCTGCGGCTAATGTAAACCCAACTGGCGTGCCGATGACGTTAAGCATTAAAGATCCAGGTATAATTACTTGGAATGATGTTGACCCAGGAGCATCAATGGTTTGGACACCAATAGACCCTTACTAGGAGAATTATGGCATCAAGTTTTTCAACCAACTCAAAACTAGAACTAATCACAACTGGTGAAAAAGCTGGTCTTTGGGGTACAATTACAAATACAAACTTACAGATTTTAGAACAATTATCTACAGGATACTTATCATCTTCACAATTAGGAAGTGGTGATCTTGCATTAGCATTAGATAGTGGTGCAACATCGAACGGTAAAAATTTATATATCAAACTTACAGGCACACTAGGTGCAAATAGAAATGTAACTATACCAGATGGTTCAGAAAGAATTATAATATTTGAAGATGCAACAACAAGAGGCACATCTGCATTATATACAATAACAGTTAAGACAGTATCAGGAACAGGTGTAGTATTACCAGTAGGATCAACATCTTTAGTTTATTCTGATGGTACAAATGTAAGTCTTGGAATTAGAAACAAAGGCTATGTAACTTTAAACTCTTCAACAATTACAGCGTACACAGCGGTAGATGGCGATCAAATATTTGCAAATACAACAGCTAACCCTATCACAGTAACTTTACCTGCATCACCTGCAGTTGGATCAGAAGTCACGTTTATTGATGCAAGAGGCACATTTAATTCTAACAACTTAATTGTTAATAGAAACAGTCAACCAATAAATACAGGTACATCAAACTTAACATTAAATACTAATGGTCAGGCTTTTACATTAGTGTATGTAGATGCAACAAGAGGCTGGGCATTTAAGACAAACACGGCATAAGGAGCACGGACCATGGCTCTAATTGAATACAAATTTCTACCAGGAATTGACAAGCAATCTACAACTGCAGGAGCAGAGAATAGATGGATTGATTCTGACAATGTAAGATTTAGATATGGCTTACCTGAAAAGGTTGGTGGTTGGTCTTCATTAGTATCTGATAAAATCGTAGGTGTAGTTAGAAAACAACACTCTTTTGTAGATCTAGATGGTAACCGGTACGTGGCTCTTGGAACAGATAAGTTTTTACTTCTGTATTTTGAAGGACAACTTCATGACATTACACCTATAAAATCTACAATAGGTTCTGTTGCCATATCTTGTTCAGATGCAACTTTTGAAGTTAATCTAACTTTTTCATCAGACCACAATTTAGAGTCTGGAGATATAATATTATTAGATAATGTAACTGTACCAACAGGAGTAGGTTTAACTAATGCTGCGTTTGAAGATAAACTATTTCAAGTCACAAGAGTTACATCTTCAAAGATTGCAATTGTAACAGGAACACAACAAACATCAAGTTCAGGTTCAGGTGGATCTTGTAGTGTTATACCATATGAAAAAGTAGGTCCTGCTGCACAGTCTTATGGTTATGGTTTTGGTATTGGTAACTATGGAGGAACTGTATCAGGTGTTACTACAACAACTTTAAACGGAGCTTTACTTGCTGACACTGCTGGTACAGGTGGATCTGGTACAGCAATAACTTTAACATCAACATCTGGTTTTCCAACTGCTGGAACAATCGCTGTCGGTAACGAATTAATTACATACACAGGTATTGCTGGTTCTGATTTAACTGGTATTACCAGAGGTGCAAATGGAACAGCAACTGCTGGTACATCAAATGGACAAGCACACAGTGATGGAAGCACTGTAACAAATGCCACAAACTTTTCTGGATTTGGTAGTGCTGTAAGTGCATCGTCTGTAGTTCTAGAACCTGGTCTGTGGAGTTTAGATAATTTTGGTCAAGTATTAATTGCAACAATTGCAAACGGTAAAACATTTACATGGAACGCGGGAGCTGCAACACCATTAACTACAAGAGCATCTACAACAACATCTGGTTTTGCAACCGGTAGTAATCCAACTGCATCAAGAGTAACGTTGGTGTCACCAACAACACGTCACTTAATTCATTTAGGTACAGAAACAACTATTGGAGATACAACAACACAAGATGATATGTTTATAAGATTCTCTGATCAAGAAGATATAAATGACTACGCAGCAACAGCTATCAACACAGCAGGTGATTTTAGATTACAGGATGGCACAAAAATTATTGGAGCTATAAAAGCAAAAGAAGTTATTTTGATCTGGACAGATAATGCTTTGTATACCATGAAGTTTGTAGGTGCACCATTTACGTTTGGATTTGAACAGGTAGGTACAAACTGTGGATTGATTGGTAAGAATGCAGTTGTAGAGATAGACGGTACCGCTTTTTGGTTAAGTAATAATGGTTTCTTTATGTTTGATGGTACAGTCAAATCATTACCATGCACTGTAGAAGATTT